ACGTAATCAGTGACAGTCATGTCGTAGTTTTCAACGGCCCTAGTCTCGTTTTCGCCGATGACGAGCCCGCCGCCCTCTGATTGTTCAAGTGAAAATGTCACGCTACCAAGTCCTCCACAACAAGAGGCTTGGTAGTCGTCTTCATCGTGACTCCCAGTTTTTGAATCTCTTTAACCGCTGCCTTTTGTGCGTCGAGCTGCTGCTTCTGAATCTCCATCGTGCGATTGTTTCCCATCGCTCCGAGGATGATTCTCGCGGCCTCCATCGAGCCCTGCTCGGCTGCTGGTGCGAAGCCTGTCGACGGCGTTCCGCTTGGCTTCTCGTCGAACTTGTCACGGATTGACTGATTGAGGTCGCCAAGCTGCGTGCCCTCCTGAGCCATGCCCGGCATCGTGAAGGCTGGCCGCAGATTGCGAGTCGATGGCAGGAGCAGTGAGAACATATCGGTCTGGTCTGTCGGCTTGCCTAGGAACTGCTGCGAGTCCTCCTTTAATCTGGCATCAATTGCCTGCCGCTCGGTTTGCAATAGCTCCAGAGCGCGGATGTTTTCGGTGGCTGCCTTCTCAGCTTCATTCGTCGTTTTCGTGAGTTCCAGCAACAGCTCAAGTCGCTTTCGTTGATCTGCCGACATTGTCGTTTCTTGTGCCTTGCCCGCGATGCCTCCCAAGGCAAACCCAGCCATTGGGTCAAAGATGTCCGCCACGCCCGGACCTAGCTTTCCCGAATTGACACGCCCGGCCAGCAGTGCAGCCTTGATGTCCTCGGCTCGCGTTAAATCGGCAATACCCAGCTCGTTCGCCAGTGACTGAGCTAGCTTGGCTCGCTCCTCACCGAACATGCGCTGATTGCCAATCAAGCCGCCAGTATTGGCCTCTCGCTGGGTGATCTGTGACTCAATCTCACGCAGCCGCTTTGTGGCCGCATCGCTCGATAGTTCCGCTGCGCCCTGTTGAATGTCAGTAACTGACGGCTCCAGAGCAACGAGTGGCGTTGCCTCGAATGAAGAGGTCTTGAGCGTTTGGAGCTTTTGGGTCAGATCGTCGATGCTTTTTGCGGAGTCCGCCGACCATTTCATAACCTTGTCAAAGATCGTGAACCCGAGCGTGATTCCCACGCCGCCAAGCAAGCCCCAGACACCGCCAATCTGCATCCCGAGTTGGCTGATATTGTTTCCAGCACCACGGATACCGCCTGCGAATCCACCCGTCGAGAATCCTGCAACGAAGTCGTCAACAGCATACGTGACTGACTGCACAGCCGGAGCAAGACCATTGAACGCGCCGCCCAGGTCTTGCTTAACAGAGTTCGCGAACTGCTTCACATCGCGCCGGCCCTTTGTGAGACCGACGTTTAGATTCGTCGAGTTGGCCGACAGATTGACGACCAGATCGGCTACTGTTGCCATCGTCAATCCCTTCTCAGGAGTTCGTTGACCTGTGCCCCGCTCACCGGTTGGTGAACGTCCTCACGCCGCAACCATGGCAGGAACATCCAGTCCTCTGCCTTTTCATGCTGCATCGACTGACAGCGAGCCAAAGCCCGCCAGACTCCAATCGGTCCAATCGGCTCAATGCGGTGATAGGCCATCCATCCCGCTTCCTGATCGAGCGTCATGCTCCCTTGAACCGCCTCAACATCCGTGGTCCCGACGACGTAGGCCGCAAGCCGATAGGCCATTAGTCTTCGTTCGTCGGTTCGGAGTTTTTTGCGAGTGCGACAATGTCCTCCTCGCTCACGCTGTTGAGTCGCTGTGCCACGTTGACGATTCGCTCGATCACCGACACGGCACACTTGGCGAGCTTGGCGACATCCTCTTGAGTGAAGATGCTGACGCCGTCATCGTTGCGGCAGACCGCCACGACGAGACGTTCGCGAACGGACAGACGATTTGCCTTCGGTCCCTCAAAGACTTGCGACAGCTCCCACTCGGTTTTTTCGCGAGCGGTGAACTGCCAGACTGGGATCACGCAGCCTTCGCCGAGTTCTGGGACTGGCACGTCCTCCCGCTTGACCTGTGACGCCATCGCGAAGAAAGCGTCACGGGTTGCAATCTTGCGTTCGCTCACGGCTTGAAGTCCTTCTCTGTGACCAGACCAGCCCGCAGCTTGTCTGCAGCCTGTGCCGCCGCTGCCTGCTTCTCGGGAGTCCAGCCACGCCGTGCCAGCTCTTGCGCGCACTCGTCGTCGGCTGGCTCGGCAATGCCGTTCTGTACAAGACGGAACGCCTTCGGGCCTTCCAGTTCCGTGCCCTTGGGCTGTGGATTGACTCCATCGTCGGAGTCTCGGATCAATCGCACTTTCAACTGTCTCTCCTCGTTATGTTGGGAACGCCATCAAGCCGTCGACAGTCATGCGGACCGTGGCCTTGACGCCGGTCGTTCCGTTGATGTCCTCGTCAAAGCTGAGACCGCCACTGGTCCACGTAGTAGCGGTTGCGGCCCCGTCAGCGTGCTTGAGTCGCCAGTCACAGCGAGCCGGGGTCGTGATGAGGTCTGTGATCGACTGATGCCCAGCGAGCGCCGGGTCGTAGATCAGACCGACAGTCACAGTCCCGCCCTTTGACCAGCCGTTCGGCTTGTTCAGGACGCCCGCGTCCGAGGCATCCAGCGGGCGGAGTTCGTATGTCTCAGCCTCAGCCCCCGCCAGACTGATCGTCTCGCACTGAGCGACAGCCGTAAACGTGCCGCTGATTTTCTGCTCAAGAATTGTGCCCTTGCTCAACACGTATGCCATCGGTCAGCCTTTCGCGAGTTTTGCCATCTCTTTGGTAAGGACGGCAGAGGTCTTGGATTGAATCGCCGCCATGCAGGTCGATTCGGATTTCGCCCAGCCCCTTCGGACTGCTCCGTTGGCTGGCATCTGGCCAGTCCTGCGGCCTGTCTTCTTTTGCGTGCGCTGCTTCGTGCCCAAGATGTACCAGTGGACATTACGGCCACTGATGCCGACGCCGGGACGCTTTCCGCGTGGCCCCAGCTCCTTGCGAGTCCGAGGACCAACACCCGCCCCGACCTTGGCAACAACAGTTCCGCTGCGGTACTTCTTGAGCTTGTTACCGATTGCCTTGCGAACGCTGGGCTGTGGAATCTCGCCGCGAATGGCCTTCGTGACGTGAGACAAACCGGCCCGAAGTCCGGACATAATGGCCTTGTCAGCCACCTTCCCGGCCATCTCTCGCAAGAGAGCATCGAGGGCCGCGTCGCCTGTCACGTAATCAGCCAACCCGCACCTCATTCCCTCGGAGGTCGCGTGCGGTCGGGACAACCGTCTCATGGAATCCTGACTCGCGAGTGCGGATCGTGAATTCCGTTGCCCCGGTGTCTGTGTACTCCCAGCCCAAGTCGCCGTAGCCCGACGCCTCGACTTTGTGGACCTGCCCGGAAGCGGTGATCGTGTCGCCGACTTCGGGCAGAACCAACGCCCCAAGGTCGGTCGCCGCGATTCGCCAGACAACCGCCATGACAACGGATTCGGAACCGCTGCCCTCGATGGTTTCCGGCCTTCGCGACTGTTTAACCGCCTGAGTAATCGAGAGAGTCGTAGCCCCCCGTGAGTAGGTCACGAACTGACCGGAGATTCTCCGATTAGCCCGCAGACCCGCACTCACAGAGGACTCGCGACTAGAAGGCATGGATTACGTTTCCAGAGCTTCGGTGTTCACGATGGCATCGCTGACGATCAGCCGCATGCCATGCACGAATTCCGGATACGGAGCTTCGGCACCGGTCGGGCTGGTTGCCGTGCGCGACTTCTGAAGCTGAGTCCACGACCGATGCGACATGAACGCATGGGTAGGCTTCGAGCTACTCGGAAACGCCGCGTACAGGTCCGACATCAGAGAGTCAGTCAGACCCTTTCCGCTGTCAGCGGTCAGGTTGCAGATACGGCCTGCCGAGTACTTGCCGCCGGTCTGGAGCGTTGCCCAAAACTGCGCCGGGGTCCAGTAGCCGGAGTAGTATTTGTCGGACCCGTCTTCCTTCAGTCGAATGACCTCGGTGTCGCCAACTTCAATAGGACTTGTGATAAGGGCCAGATCGTCGAACCCCATGCGGACAGCCCAAACAGACGAGGCCGTATCAGCCGTGGTGCCGCCTGCGTCGATGGTCATGTCATCGGCGAGCGCGTCGAGATACGCCGACTGGAGCAGACCAGCGAATCCGCCAGACACACCGTAGGAAGCCGTGCCGTAGAAGCAGCACTTCTCCAACGTGTGCATGATAGTTCGCATACGGAACAGACCCTCGCGGGCGATGTAGGCTTGCGCCCCACCTCGCCGCCAACGGTCTGCAACCGCCTTATCGACCACCCAACCGGCTTCGACGATCTTCATCGCCGAGCTGGCAACGCTGTCGGTGCCTTCGGTGTTTTCGGCACCGGCGTTTTCCGTGCGGAACCCGACAGCCGCGTTGGCGGTTCGCACATTCCACTTATGGGTTGTGCCGCCGTCTGCGCTGTCAAAGTTCGGGAGCAACGAAACCAACGGAGCCCCGTCGGTCACGTTGATCGTGCCAGTCTGCGCGACATCGAGAGCATCGGCCACGAAGTCCGCGATACCTGCGTAAGCATTAGCCAAGGGTCACCGCCTTTCAGTTGGTGTTGTTTTGGATGGACGCGAGAGCCTCACCGAGGGAACGCCCCCACTGATGGACCTGCTTCTTCGGCTTGTCGCCGGGAGCAGGAGCCTCGGAAAACGACGCTGGCGACTTCTCGGAGTCATCGAGAGACGCGAGCCGCTCATTGAGCTTGCGAATCTCCTCGTCCTTGCTGGCGAGTTGCTTCTTGAGCGCGTCGTTGTGCATCTCGACAGCCTCGGACCAGTCGAGCCCGGCCATCAGCCAGTCAGCCCCGTCCTTGTCGCCGAACGCCTCGCGATACCGCTTTAGCTGGTTCGCGAACTCACCCCGCGCGGCCTTCGGGTCCGCCTCGGGAGCAGTTTCATTGGCCATTGGTATCTCCATTGGCGGACTTGGCCGGGCCTCGTTGACCTGTGCGACCGGCTCGGCCTTTGGTTCGCACGGGTTGTAAGCACGCGAGACCCAATCAGGGACTCGGGAGAACTTCGCAGCAGGCAACGACGCACAAGCCGCGATCTGTTTGTTAGGGCTGATCTTGTCGACGAATCCCGCCGCAAGAGCCTCGCTCGCCGTGTACCATGTCTCAGCCTTCATTGCGGCACGAATAGCCGTCTCAGGCTGTCCTGTGCGGTCTGCGTAGGCTTTCGCTGAAATGTCCGTCAGCTTGCCAAGAGTCTCAGCTTCCTTTCGCATGTCGTCCGCATTGCCGACGACTCCCGACCACGGTTCATGAATCATGAAAGCCGCGTTTTCAGCCATCGTGATCGTGTCGCCAGCCATTGCGATGATCGAAGCGATAGACGCCGCGATCCCGTCGATATGCACGTTGACCTTGGCGGGGTGATTCTTGAGCGCGTTGTAAATCGCGTTACCTTCGAACACCAAGCCACCCGGCGAGTTGATGCGCACGTCGATAGAATCGACTTGCCCAACGTCTGACAGTGCCTGCATGAACGACTTCGCGGTGACGCCGTCAGCAAACCAGCTCGACCCGATCTGGTCGTAAATCAGCACTTCCGCAGACTTGCCGCCCGCCTTCATGTGGATTGTGTTCATTCGTCACCTTCCATATCTGCCGGGTCGTTGTCTGTGCCCGCGACTGCATTGGCCGGTTCTGGCATCGGCTTATTCCCGGCCCGGTCGAACGTGATCGGCACGCCCATTGATGCCGCAAAGTCGCGAGCCTTCTTGATGTTGCGGACGTTCTCTTCGAACTCACCCATGCCTCGCTTTTTGCAGATCGTGTAGGGGTCCGAGAGACCGGCACCGATCGCCGCAAGGTCGCCGTCGATTTCCTTCGAGGCATCCCACCACGGCATGCCGCGATGGACCCACTCAAACGCGATGTCGCCAATCGTCATGCCAGCAGGCAGCGTCAATTCGCCGCTGATGATCCACTGCCGGAGCTTCCACACGGTGATTTGCCGCAAGAGGTTTTGGAGGTCGCGAATCTTGGAGATGAGCGACCGCTCATAGACCATGAACCCCGCCTTGCCTCCGAAAAAGTTGGTATCACCCGTATCGAACAGGCCATAGGGCAGGTCCAGCGAGGTCAGGGCAAGCCGGATAACCAGCTTGATAAAGTCCTGCGTAGCCGCTCCGGGGTTGTCGCTCTTGAGGAACTCGGCTTTATCGCCGGGGTCCATTTCGAGCTTGATCGGACCCTTTTTGAAGTCGACCTCATAGCCGTCCGACTCATTGCCAGTCGTGTCGCCTGTCGACTCGGTCGCTTCTCGCGTGATTGCCAGTGCGAAGAGTTGCTCAACCTTCAGCTTGGCGAGGGCGAGGTCGATTGCCTCGTACACATCCTTGAAGCTGTTGATTGCTGCGACCAGTGGCGAGATACCGCGAACCTGATCAAAGCGCTCGAAGTGGGCATAGTGCAGCATCGACGCAGCCGTTACGTTCTTCTCGTGCTCGAACTGCCCGCCGTTAATCCGCCTGTGAATCGCGAACTCAACCGGCCTGCCCGCCTTATTGATTCGCACGCCGTTGACCCATTGCGTCGGGTCTTCCATCTTTGGCGGATTGCGAACGCGGTCGTACTCAATTGGCTGAAGCACGCCTTCCGACAGCTTCAGGAGAAATAAATCGCCGTCCGTCACCTTGGCCTTTTCGACCATGCGGATCAGCTTGGCGAACTCGTGCCGCCCGGTTGCCTCACAGTTGGCCGGACGTGACCAGACCGACATGAGCGATTCGACCCGCTCGTCCAGCGCGTCAATATTCGTACGGCACTGAAAGTTGAACTCGGTCAGGTAGTTGAGATGCTGCCGAATCACCCAGCCGACAAGTGCAAAGTTGCGGGACAGGTCGCGTGACTGAGCAACCACCTGCCGCGCGTTGTTCGGACGAAGGTGATCGTCCTCGGACTTGAGCACCGACGAGACCGTTCGCCGCTTGCCGTTTTGGTCAACAGCGTCATAGCCGGTCGCCGCGAAGTAGGATTGAGCCCAGCCCAGAGCCCTTGGCGTCTCTTGGATCATGTGCCCCCCAGATTGATGGAGGACACAACCGGACGCCGACGACTTCCGCCAGTCGCAATCGCGATCTGTGCGTCAAGGTCCGCGATTGATTTGCGCAGCTGTGCCGGGTTTTGAAATGTCGTTGTTTCGCCACCGACCGAGACCGTCAGCACGCCCGAATAGAGCGCATCTTGAAGGGTCGCGAGTCGCGTGCGGAGAACGGTTAAATCCTGACAAGCTGCCATGTCAGGCAGTGTCGGAGGTTTTGGATTAACTCATAGACGAGCGGTTCGACTGTCGAACTAGACCCGCTCGTCGCGTCAAAAGTGAGTCGCTAACATTGGCGAAAGCCTTCGCCAATGAATCAGCAAAATGGTGGCACAGGTGGTGGCAGTGCATAGCCGCGTAGACCTGCGGGGAGATGCGTGGAGCCACCATTCCACAGGGAATGAGGCTTTTTCCATGCCAAAAGTGGGCGATGAGGAACTCGAACCCGCGTGCGTAAAGCGTTGGCAATAAACACTTTGTGCAATCACCGTTTTGCCGTGGTGGCACCAGTGGTGGTAAATCTTCGAAAATCGATATTCAGTCTTTGATTTCCGCATTGACATTCAATTCACTGCCGATAAGATTACACCATGCACCGCGACTGACGCGGGCAACACAACCGAGGACGACACGAGGACGACGAACATGACACTTACTCTGACAGTGACCAAGAAGACAACGCTTTTTACATACGATG